TAAAATTGATTTAACTAAAGTGTTGAATTTATACGCCGATTTTAATGTCAATACGACCATGCGTACACCGGAGGATGCAGTAGTGTTCGGCTACGTGCCTGCAGCTCTGGATTATCTTCTAATTAATATGAATGCTTATGAAGATTTTGGCACTATTAATTATCATTACGATCCAAAAGAAATTCTTAAAGAGACTAAATTGTTTACAGCTGCAGGGTGTATGGCGGGTGGACTTTCTCATGGTAAGATCATGGGAGATAAAGTAATAGTAACATCACAAGGGAAGAAGGTTCATAGTATGGAAGCATCTGTGCGAAGATTGCATAAAATATACTATGGGATCCGTCATGGTACTATGTCCGTCGTTGAAGCCGTAGAGTGTATAATAAAAGGAAAAGGCGAGTTTCGAATAGGTCAGTGGAAAACGCGATCGGAGCTCGAAGCTATGGTAAAGAAATGGCGCGAATTCTTTATGCCACCGCTTACATTGTCACAGATGGCGCAGAATCTTAACGGCAAGCGGTCTAAATATGAACGGAATTTGGTTATACAAATTGGAATGACATGGTGGCATGGTGGAGCTTATTTTCTTTATAAGACTCTTAATGGTGACTTAAAAGATTATTATTATGTGTCAGGAGATATAACAGGGTTAGACAAACATATATCTGATTGGTTGCTTCTGTTATATTGTTGTAATGTATATCCTTATTTTAACTGGGGTAAAATGAACGATGAGGAAAAAAAATTTTTAGAAAAATTGATAGAATATTGGGCAGTTAACGTTTGCTGTAAGTTAGCTTGCCACATTGGGGGTTTTTGGCGTTTTATGATGGGTTACATGGCGTCAGGGGGAAAAGAGACGTCTTCAGGAAATAGTTGGATTATGGCCTTTATTTTTTATTGTTATTGTGAGCATATGAAAACTATGTATCCTCACTTAGCAGCTCTTATACACATTTTTTTGATAGAGAGATTTATAGCTATAGTCGTATATGGAGATGATCATATTTGGGGTAGTCCAGGACGTTTGTCACGCTGGTTGAATGAGAAATCTTGGAAGTCTTTTTTAGCAGTCTACTTCCGAATGACTTTGCGTGACGAGCGAATATATCGTTCTTTGCTTTCTGTACCAGATGGTCGAGGTCGATTACTGGTCGAAGGCCCCCCTTTTTTAAAACGATATTTTATAGAAAACAGCGATCCAAGGTATGCACCTATATTACCTTATAAACCTATGGATGAACAAATATGTAAGTGTTTTTTAACAGAATTTGACACACCAGCAGAATATATTGCGGTTCTGATTGGATTTGCGTGGGATACTCAAGGAACGAACATCTTTGCGTATAATGTAGTAAAAGGAATGTATGATGAGCTTATAGCATTGCATCCTGATACTCCCGCACAATTGTTAAACGACATAACTACTTGGGAGAACGCCCCCAAAGTCCGAAGATTAATGAGAAAAGTCGGAATTGGGCGGGACGAGTTTTTT